TGTATTCATTGATTGGTTGATCGTAAAAAGATTCATCAGCCACTGTCTTATTGACTTCGTGAATGACAGCCGTCTTTTCCTTCTCAAGCCTAGTTAAATCGATGGCTCGAGCGGCAAGCTTAGCCTCGTTGACAATGGAAACAGCGACAGCATCGTTGCTGACTGTAGTCTTAATCAAGGAGTTGAAGAGTCTAAACTCCCTATAGAGTTCCGTTCCGGGTTTAAAATGCTTCTTGATTATCTTCAACGCGGCGGAGGAGCGTTTGCTATCATTCTCAACGAGAGCACGAGAGATAGTACGAAGCAAAAACTCGTACATCAATCCGACATTCCTCTTCTTGGAATGTTTGTTCGTCTTGCTATTGCTATCGCTCATCACCATCACCTATATCTAGGTCTTCAAAATCGATTTCAAGATCTTCTTCGACGCTTTCGCTAATGAGAACCGATTTCTTTTGATCGGTAATCCCCCATCGACGAGCGACGCCGCGGATGGCATTCAAGGCATCTCGAGACATGACCGGTCTGGGTAAGAAATAATCTTGCTGCTCAATCCCTTCTCCCATGGGATTGCTAACAACACCTTTCATCCAACCTACATCGAACGGATCTTTCATAGAAGGAGAATCGTTGCCTGTCATTCGCTTATAATCAGGCATATGCGTCTTCGAGGCACCGTGAGTTCGGCGGCGGGCCCTATTATAGAGGTGCTTTGATAGCTGGGAATTGGCCTTGACAGGATTCTCACCCGGTTTAAGAGTAATCTTGATAGGTTTATCGTTGGGATCATCGCCTGATGTCAGAAGCTCTATGTTAGGTTCTTTCTCTTCTTCAGGTTCTTCTCCTGCATTCTCTTCTTCAGGTTCTTTTGACGATTCCTCTCCGGGCGCGGTGGGAGCTCCTACTTCTCCGCCCGACGCAGGCTCGCCACCCCCGCCGCCTTCGGGTCCACCGAAGATATCTTCCTCACCTCCGCCTTCTCCTCCTGGAGCACCCGCGAGGCCCATACCACCGCCACTACTTCCTCCACCGCCACCGCCATCGACGACGCCTTCGGCGGCGGCTCCAAGTCGAGCGACTCGGGCAGCATCTTCTTCTAGCTCTTCATCAATCTCTTCGATTTCATCATCGTTGAGCATCAGGATGTTTTTCAAAAGAAATTTTCGAGAAACTAATCCTTCGGGAGCCGTACCGGCAATTTCAAACTTGGCACGATAGACTTCAAGTTTCTGCTGCTGAGCAACCGTCGAAGGATTAGAAAGCCTCAACGTAAAATTGAGAAGATCTTCTCCTTCAAATCCGTGAGCATAAAGATGAATGATCGCCAGCTTATTAAGCTCAGCAATAATGGTCCTCTGGATCATATTAACGCTACGAGAGAATCGAATGTCCTCTTGAGCCAGAGTAGCTTTGCTATTGTGAACTATGACACCTTGATCGATCAAGAAATTATGATGATCGACTTCAATATCATAGACCCAAATAGGATCGTTCAATTTTACTATTTCAATGGAGGTTATTGTGTGATTTCTTTTAACTCCTAATCGTTTATTTCCAAAGACATTAGTCAACCATGAACCGTGGTGAACACCTTGACGCTCGCACGTTTTCTTAAATCCGGTATATGTCAGACCAATAGCAAGATAAAACTGTTTTCTATTTTCACATGTCTGGGCGAGCTTATAAGCTTCCTTCAGATCAACGTCTTTTCTTTTGTATTTTGTATTATTTGCTGCTACAGTATTACGACGTATTCCGTTATCAGAATCCCAAGCTCGCTGAACTCCCGTCTTATGAGCAAAACGATATTCAGATGTTGACATCACTTTACGAAGATTATCACGAGACGAATCTGATAAGAGATTAGCTTTTGCCCCTGCTGAATGATATAAGACATGAGCTTTCTTTCCCATCTTGACTAGATTTTCAGGTGAATTATTCCTTTTATCGCAATCAATATGGTGAATGACGTAATTCTGCTCAATCAATCTCGAAGGATCATCAGGTATTGACACAAAATCTGCAACTAATCGATGGGTATAACACCATTTTCCTGTCGCATTATTCAATACTTTTTCATAACCATTTTGAAAATCACCCTCTTTTTTAGAAGATAACTTACGATAAAGCGGCATCAAGCTTTGTCCGACAATCAATTCGTCTGCTCTCCTATAAAGACCGTCGCGGCAAAGAAATGGATGATTGGCGGTGCATTTAACAACTTCACCATTGTCTAGAGCAATATGATAAAGTTCATAAACTTGTTTGGTCGCCCAAGCTTTTTTGACACGACCCGGTCTAAATTCCCCCGTCGCAGGATCGGCAGAATAAACCCAAATATCTCTAGAAGTTGACCAATCCAGTCCGGACAATTCACTCATTGTCAGTGTTTTTCCTGACAATAGAGGCACTTTTGTGTCCCCCGTAAGGCAACTCAATAATTCATCGTATCCTAAGTATGCTCTGGGAATCTTGAGAGCGGCAAAAAGCTTCTTTTGAATATACGCGACATCCTCGACAGCAGCGGTATTCTGTCCACCAGCCAACGTATCGATCTTGGTTCCCGTATCCGCACCTCGGACAGGGATAAAGAAATCCTCATCGACACTCATCGGATTGTATCGAAGATCGACACGGCCGGCAGATTTATCGACAACCTGATTCGTCCTCAATTGAGCTCGTTGCTGCTCGACATACGTCGGAATGACATCGCTTTCCAGGTTGCCGACGTCGATATAAAAGACTCGTCGTTCCGGAGCTCTGACTACTCGATAGACGAGCATGGCATCCTCAATGAGAATAAGCTGTCTCCAAATCCGTCGAGCGGGTTCAATGATTGAGGATCCATATGGCAAGAAAGTATCATTGCCAAGTAGACGCATATGCGTCACTTCCCAATTTTCTAACTCTCGATTGGCCAGTCCTGCCCAGCGGAATTTGACCGCCATCGGATCCGTTTTATCAAATCCCTCGATTCTTTCAATCTCATTGACAGGGATGGGAATAGCGTTCAGAACACCATGGTCCGGATGCACGTCATTATAAAGAAAGAAATCACCAAACTTGCAAAGACTTCGAGTCCATGGACGCATATTGAACTCGATATTGAGAGTATCATAGAATAGATCTTCTAGGATCTGCTTAATCCTCGTATTGTCAGAGTAGATATGAAGAGTTCGTCCCTTCTCGTCTTGGGCACACGTTTCATCAGCGTATATGTCTAATGCTGACGAAATCTCAGGAGTCTGTTCCATCTCCTGGAAGTCGTTATACCTCATCAATCTTTCGGCAAGATTATAGGCATTGGCCGTAATCGCCGTATACATCGGTGAAACTGACTTTTGAAAGAGAGCAACCGCTGACGATTTCACCTGATCGGGCATTGCTACTCGCGTATCGAAAGCACGGACCTTTCGTTTGACTACGGGTCCCGATCGAAAAAGCCTTGTGAGGCGCTTGAATAGGTTGTCTCTGTTTTTCCTGGCCATTCGAACCTCTGAGCTATTTGAGCTCTGAGCTAGATTCTACTACGTTCTCAGGGCGTGCCTTTTGGCTTTTTGATAGTCAGCACCTTGGGTGACGGTCTGTCAACATAAGACGTAGGATTTTGAATCATGTCCTCAAGGCTCTTCCTCAAAGAGGAGAGCAAAGTATTGACGCCTGTCATCTGGGCGGCGGTCGGCTCAGAAGCATTGAACTTGTCAATAGCATGAAGCAAACTCGAAGCCGAATTGACGACACTCTTGATGCTCTGGTGGTCAAGGTTCTCCTGTATGAGCTCGAGCTCTTCCCTGACTACTTTTCGAAGTTCTTCGAGAGAAATCTTCATGAGATTAAATATTGCTCACTTTCCCAACAACCAACGAAGATCAACTCCGCCTTGATTGAATGCTGCATGATTTAGTTGGCGTTGTCTGACGGGCACTGCAACGGGCCCTCCGATTATCGGAACCTGGGGTGTGATATCGACGACATTCCTTCTAGATACGACTATACTACGAGCCATCAAATCATTTATGTCGGTCGTTGTCTGCGTTCCAAAAAGGGTATTAAGAAGCCAGGCTCCGATAGCAACTGACATGACAAGGTCATCATTATATCCCTTAAGGGCGGACGCTTTGGATCCGTTCCACACGTAAGTCTGAAACTCATCCACCAATCGCTGAGAATACGATTTCAAAATCTGATTTCTTATTAGCTCTTCAAGCTTTGACAAAGCTTGAATCTTAGAGTTGCTCTGGGTGTCGAAGCCCGGCTTGTCTGTATCGGTCGGCACATAGTTTTCGTTATAACGAGCGGCTTTGTAATAGAACTTCGTATATTTCAGATCTCTCATCTTGGCCCACGTCATAAATCCATACGAGTTATACTCGGGACACACGAGAGCCTTATTGTATTTCGTCGCCCATTCGACCATGATGACTCCCAGGTCATCGGGAGCTATCTTACCCTTGTATTCAGCGACGATCGTATACGTTGTCGTATCGATAATGTGAAAGGCAGAATAATCGGCCGCGTTACCACGAGATACGTCGGCAGACATAATGTATTTTCGGCCCGGGTGTGGATGTTCCCAGATCCAAACGCGGCGGCCGGTACCTTCTTTGGCAATTGGGTTTTTGACCAAAGATTTAAGCCAATCCATTTGCTGGACTTGCAGAAAGGTATCTCCTGAAGATATGAAGTCGCACATGTACTCTTGAGCGATCTTTTTTTGATCTCCAGCAAACTGTTTGCTATCCTCTTTGAACCATTCCTCATCATGTTCAGGATGCACGTGCCATGGCAAATTGATCGGATTGAAATTGTTGACACCGGCTATAGCTTCGGAGTAGATCTTATGATAGGTACCTCCAACGCCTTTTGGGGTAGAAATCAAAATAGCCGATCCACCGGTCGAGAGGGTAGGATACAGACCTGCCCAGATTTCATCAAAATATCTAACGTGAGCTGCTTCATCGACAATAAGCAACGAGAGAGCTTCGGATCGACCAGCATCTTCCGACGTCGGGATAGCCTTGATTTCTGATCCATTGGAGAAAACGACGCTCTGCTGCGTATCACGAAACTCGGTAAGCATCAGCCACGGCGGTAAGCTATTAAGCATGAACTTCACCTTTTTGATGAAGTTGACAGCAGTTGGCAGCTTGGTGGCGATGACAAGAATATTCTTGTCCTTATGGAAAATCGCTAGCCACAAAGCAAAACTGGCAGTGACGGTCGAAAGACCCAACTGCCGAGATTTGACAACGATATTGAAACGATGCTTGACGAAGTCTCGGACGCAATTGTCCTGGAAATCGTAGGTCTCGAAAGGTATCGTTCCTCTTTTGGGATGTTGGATCTTGACATACTTCTTGATGAAGTAAATGGGATCCTTGCCACACTTAAGGATTTCTTGGATCTTCTCTTGCTGCTGCATCAGGCCACGTCGAGCAGCACCAATCGACGGAAGATTGCGGTGCGCTTCCTATTGAAGATGTTCATATTGACCATCTCAAGGGAGACATTACTACTCACTTCCTTGAAAGAGATTGACTTTCCAGAAATATCCTTGTAGTCTGCTTTCATCTTAGAGATATACTTCCTAATGACATCTTCCGACTCATCCGTATATCTCTGCTTCATTTGAATGGCTTCGCGATCAGTTGTCAGATTGACAACGCAGGCGTACACCAAACGAACTTGGTTTTGCCCGACGATAGAAGCCTTCACTGAGTGTGAAGAGATTCCTGTTGTCGACGCACGACCGAATGTCGTATCGATGGCTTGGGCTAGATCGCTATATTCTAGAAAGTCCATGGTCTCCTTTAATTAGGAGACAGACTATCATTGATCCAGGACGTTTTTAAAAGTCACATCATAGCCGTTCTCCTGAATGTATTGATTGACCTCATCAGATGAGGGCCTCCAACCGCTAGACCACTTTTCCATATTGGGACGAGCAAATTTGTTATCGCAAGAAAAACAGCAGCTGTTCTTGTCGAAAGAAACCTGATCTTGCGCATCCCTCATGGGTCTTTCGCAACACGGACAAAAGACGGGTCGAGGAAAGCTATACTCCTTCGGAATAGTAACGACAAACCTTCCGATCTTCCTTTCCTTTCTATCGTCCGATCGATCGGCCCACTCAACCTCGGGATCAAGCGTAAGATACATACGAATCCTTCTCTTTCTTGGTCACCTCGATTGTATTGTCGATGTAGTCCTTCAGGAGATCGACGTGGGTGACAATCATTACAAATCTAAAATACTTCTTGAGAGATTGGAGGAGGCGCCCGCAGGGCTCGACCTGCACAGGATCGAGCGTTCCGAATCCCTCATCCAAGATCAAGAAATCAGGCTTGGGTAGAGAGGTTATGTTAATGAGCGCAGCTCGAATGGCGATAGACGCTATTGTTTTCTCCATTCCTGAGCACATTTCGATATATCTCCGAGAATCACCATAATCGATGAAGATATCCATCGAATTGAGATCGTGATCGAGCTCAAATTCCACTGAGAAATCGAACGTTCCTTGCAGAACCTTGGCGATCTCCTGATTGATGATCGGCAATTGACTTCGAAGAATGAGAGCCGGAATACCCTTCTTAGACAGGGACTGGGTCACAAATTCATAGATCTTGATGATTCCAAGAGTCTTTTCGGCCTCTTCCTTGTTCTTCAGGAGGCTCTGCAACTCGTGCTCATACTTTCCTTTTTCGGAATAAAGATTACGAATCTCCCTTTCTAAGGAAACAGATAGAGCCTGTTGCATTTCGAGCTCCTTCTTGATCTTAGAACATTTGACTCCCATATCGCTAACGAGGGATAGTTTAAGACTATCAAGCCTATCATTGGCTTCTTGCAGTTTGGTAGACAAGGTCAAGATTTCGCTTTCAAAACGAATTTTCTTGGCCTCGATCTCCGTGATCTGGATGTTGATGCTTCCCAGAGTTTGCTTGAGCTTTTCCAGCTTAGTGATCTTATCTCCGAGGTTTTCTTTCTTGACGGAAGCTAGCGCACGCTTGACGGAATCTAGCAGATCGAGAGCCTCTTTCACCCGAGCCTTCTGTTCCTTGATGGTCAGCTTATCCTGGTGCGAATCACGGATATACTTGCAGGTTGGGAAAGCGTCGCCGCAAGGGACTTCAAGAAGCTTTTGGGCGGACTTTTCCTTGGCGACCAGGATGTCATACTCCTTCTCG